GTTGTTATGCGGCTGGTCGCCGCCGGCCGCACTGGTGGTCCTGATCGTCGGGCCACTCATGTCATCGCGGGCCGCCGCAATGCGGCCGCGCAGATCGGGCAGATCGAAGGTCGTCGTCCCGTCCCCGGCGCCATAGGTGGTGCCGATCGCGGCAAACAGCGCCGCATAGGCTTCGCGGCTGACCGCTGCACCATCGCAGAGCAGCCAGCCTTCCGGCAGCGTGACGCCGGCATAGGCGCTGACCGCGCCGACAGGAGTGCCGCCGGTAGCGCCAGCCACAGCGATCTCCAGCGTCTCGTCGCCGCCGTCATCGCTTTCGGTCAGGGCGATGCCCGGACCGGCGACCAGCTTCTCGAGCAGCGCCCTGGCAGTCGTGTCGTTGCCGGACACATGCACCGTCTGCAGGCGGCGGATGCGGACCACGTCGCCGGTGGCCGGCGCGGCGACAAAGGCTGCCGTGCCGCCGAAGGGATCGCCGGCGCCGTAGACGGTGACGCCGGCTGCCGGCGCGCCATTCTGGTAAACGGCGATCTCGGCGGCAGAAGAGAATGCGAAAGGAATCGCGAACAGCGCAGTGGTGCCGTTGCCTTCGTAGGAAATGGTGGCATTGCCGGTATTGACAGGAATCGTCATGGAAAACCTCATTCTGAAAATGGCGACGAAATAAAAATCGGGCCGCTGCAGCGATGCTGCGGGCATTTCCTGTTTTCAGTTCCAGTGCAGCGCCGCGGCCGCAAGCAGCAGCAGCGCGGCAGCCAGGTCTGACAGCATAGTCGGCAGCGTCATTGCGCGGCCTCCGGGGCGTATTCGATCCTGATCCCGGCGCGGAACGCCTCGGCGCGCGCGATGCAGCTCTCGACATCGTCGCCCAGCGTGACAAAGCATGGAGACGAGCCTGCATTGTCGAAGCCACCGAGTGGTGCGCGGCAATCCTGTGCCGTCAACCTAACTGGTAAAATTCGAGGCGGTAACTTGGAGTGTTCGACCCTGACAATAGTGCGGGAGGCATCCCCATTTATAAGGTCGACCGTCATCACAGGTGCCTGAGGTGTATAGTCAAATGAGGTATCAAACAGCAATGAGGACAAAAGACGGCGATGCGCTCCAGAATCAACGGCGGCCGCAAGCCAATCCCAAGAAGTTGACAATCGCAAATTAATGTCCGTGACATGGAAGCCATGCGAACTGCGAATGCCCTGTGCGTGCAGCAGTCCTATTCCCCAAGCTTTCGGGTCTTGATCGCGCTGGTTCTTTAGATGTGGAAGACGCTCGACTAACTCTGGGGCGGCATCACTGCAATAAATCGCTCGGCGCCAACGAGGGCCACTACCGTCTCCACGGTCCGTTTCAAATTCTCCTAAACCACTATATATAACCTGTAGTCGAGATCGCGTTAATAAAAGCATGGCTGCTTCACTGCGACCGTCCAATACCGCTGCCTGCAGCACAGCTGGTCCCAACAAGGTCGGCTGCCGCTGTTCAGAAAAAAAACGATCTGCGTGATTTTCTAGATTTAACCAATTCATAAAACTCTTTTTGTCGCCAAAGTGCCGATATCCCCAAGGTCTTGGTGACCACCCCCCTGCCGATCGCGTCGGTTTAACAAAGATAGGCCCCGACCAAGACCAGGCCGAGATATCATCTGGTGTCAACGGCAAACATTGCGGCAGAAGTGGTAGGTTCAACATTCGACTGAGCATCGGAACTCCAGTTGCTTTGTCACTCAGAGCTTCGATTAAAGCCGCAGACAATGCACCACATCCTTGGCGTTCGTTGAGGCGCGCAGCGCAAAGCGCTAACGCGTCGCTACATGTTATTGCAAGACAGAAATCCCTCGATCCAACCCTACTATCGGCAACGTCGGCTCGATCGGAAACGATGGTCCATACTGGCAAACCAAGCGACTTCGCAGCAGCTGAGAAATGAGCCGCCTTATCCTGGCTTTCCCGACTAGGCGCAGCGAGCAGGAGCAGCGGCTTTGTCATACGGCCGCCTCCAGGCTGGCCGGATCGATCACCGTCATGCGGTCAGGCAAACCGGCGCGTCGCGGCGGTCCCTCGATTTCGACCAGAACCAGACGCGTCAACCAGTAGAGTGCGGCGGCGAAGACACCGAGATTGTGCCAGTAGCTGTTGTCGCAGGCCTGGCGCCACAGATCATCTTCCAAGAAGAGGCAGGCGCCCTGACAGAGCGGCAATACCGGGCAGTGTGCGCATTCCGTGCGCGTCGACCAATGGTAGGCCGTGTCGAGATGGACATCCTGCATCGCCTCGACATGGCCGATGCGATGCTTCGTGTCGGCCGACATGTTCTGGCAAGTCAGCGCATTGCCCTTGAGATCGACCGCAAGTTTTGCCGGGTCGTCCATCCCGCATTTCTGGCCGAGCGTCGCGGCCGGCCGGCCTTCGGCAAGATGGCGAAAGAAACCCGTGATCTTGTCGCGGATCGTGCTGACCGCCATCGACTCGCCACGCACCGTTTCCCAGAAGATCGTGGCCGAGAAGGCGCGGCCTTCCTCTTCATTCCGTAGCGACAGGCGCCGGCCGCCTTCGTCATACGGCAGCAGCACCTCCTCGGTGACCATGGGAAGTTCGGCTTCCGGAACATCCAGCGCGGACGCAATATGGCGCCGCGCAGCCGTGAGAGACATGTTGCGGCGATGCAGAACCACATTGAAACTGATGCGCTTCTGAGCCGCCAGCCGGTCGTAGAGCCGGCGCAACATGTCGCGCTTGCCTGGATCGGCGAGCGGGTCCGGACCGCGGTATTTCATCGCAGGCCCGTCATGGCTGATGCCGATGCCAAAGCCCATGCGATCCAGCCAGCCGATCTTCTCCTCATCCAGCAGGGAGCCGTTGCTGACGATACCGAAACTGGCCCTCGGATATCGCACGCGCAGTGCCTCGGCCAGGGGTTTCAGCATTTTCCAGTAGACGAACGGCTCGCCACCCCAGAATTCGATTCGCTGCGGCTCGCCGTCCAGCCAATCCGGCAAGGTCGCCAAAAACAGCTCGACATCGGCCAGATCGCCCTGGCTGTCATGAGGTTGACTGGCCTGGTTGCAGTACTGGCAGCTGTAGTTGCATTTCAGTCCGAGTTGGATCTTGAGGACCCGCACTTGCCTCCGTTTGCCGGCGGGCGATGCGGGATGGGCCGGAAATGCCGGTTGCCATTCGCGCGGCGGAGCATAGCCGGCACCGACACCGGTCAGATCGAGCGGCACCCCATCCTCCCAGCAGAGTCTGGCAGTCTGCGGCGACCAGATGGCAATCCGGCGATAGCCGGCCGGTCCGGCGAGCGTGAGGCGATAGAGAGGATACATGACGGAACTCCGCTGCGCCGGATTCAGATGACCGTGATGATCTTTTCGGTCGCCCCGCTGAAATTGCGCCAGCCGAGCTTCAGCTTGATCCGGTCGCCGGCACTGAGTCCGAGCGCCATAAGGGCGAAGCTTCCGGTGCCATTGCGGATATCGACCTGGCGCTGCGGAAGATAGCCGGCGCTCGATTCGAGATAGACCCTGGCCTCCACGTCGTCGACCAGCGCATCGACGTTCTTGCTGTACATCTCAATCGAATAGGATGCTTGCTGGCCGGCCTGAACTGTGTCCGGGCCGGACAGGCGGAGCGAGGCAAACAGCGCCTTGAAGCCATAGAGATGATCGAGATCGTAGGGACCCAACCCGATCTTCGTGGTCGGCATGATTCTGTAGTCCGGAAAATTATGAATGCAGCCGAATGCCGGGTTGTATTTCAGAACGAAGACGCAATTGGAAAAATCCGACCGGGCGAACGGGACACTCAGCGTCAGCAGATTCACTTCTCGACGCGAGACCAGTAGCATATGACGATGCTGCCGGCTCGGTTGCGTGACGAGATATCGATTGAACGGCATCGACAGCCGGCCGTCGCGTGTCGAATTGAAGGCCCAGATGGCATAATCGGACCAGGCCGCAGAGCCAAGCACATCCGGCTCGATGCGAAAGCCGACCTGACTGATCGGCTGCAGAAACAGGTTCCGGTGACGTGATCCGCCGGCATAACTGCCGCCCAGCGCTTCGATCGGAATCCAGTGTTTCTCCCTGATCTCGCGGGCCGGAGCAAGATCGGAATCGATTTCAAAGGGTTCGGCATGCCCTCCATAGATCTCTGCCGCTTCATTTGCAGGCATGACTGAAGCGATGGCGGCATCCTCGCTCAGTCGCCATGTTCGCAGCGTGATCTGCGCGGAATCGATTTTCGATTCCACAATGAAGGGCGTGGTCAAACCGGCCCAGAGAAAATTGTGGCGCTGAAAGAATACGCTCATCCGAGCCTCCCGTTCATTTGCAGTTCGAGCAATTCGAGCAGTCGCAGTTGCAGTTGCAGTTGCAGTTGCAGTTCGTGTAGCAGTTGGTCTGCCCGCAGTTGCAGTTCTTCCAGTCGCGCCGCTGGACGTCGAAACCGACTTCCGTGCGCAGCAGATAGTACGACCCGTAGATGCGCTCGTTGGTCTGGCTGATCGTCTGGTTGGTCGTCGAGGAACCGCCGGCGAAATCGTAGCCGGGATTGCGGTAGGATAGCCCGACGCCCCAGGTCCACCAGTTGGCATTCGGCATGCTCCAGAAAGTGTTGCTGAAGCAGTTGCCGTTCGGAATCACGCCTGCGCAATTCGCCACCTGCTGTTCTTGGTAGAGGGTTTCGCGCGTGCGATGCAGGATCGCGTCGCCGACATCCTGACCGCCAGCCAGCAGGAAGCCGGTGGCCAGCGGCGTCGTACCGGCGCTGCGGATGCTGGGTGCGATCAGCAGGCCCGTCATCGTATCGCCGCTTTTGGCCACGAAACCCGCTGGCGGGTTCTGCCAGATCACATCGCCGTCCACGCCGGAGGCTTTGGCCAGCAGCTGGCCTGCACTGCCGCCATAGGGCACGCCGAGACCCGGCGCACCATTGTCGCCGGGCAATCCTTGCGGGCCGAGCGGACCCTGCAGGCCCTGGACGCCCTGCGCACCCTGCGGGCCGGTCGGGCCCACCGGTCCGGTTTCGCCTTGCGGGCCCTCGATACCCTGCAATCCGCGCGCGGCCAGCAGCGACCAGTGTTCCGAATCGTCCGGCGGCGCAACGCTACCGGCCGCGGCAGCAATGCACATGTAACTGTTGCCGTCATGCTGCACGGCATCGTCGGCGGCATAGGATGTCGCGGCCAGCCAGCCGCCACGCCAGGTCAGGCCGCGCGGCCCCTGGACGCCAGTGGCGCCGACCGGACCCTGGATACCCTGAGCGCCCTGCGGGCCCTGCAGGCCCTGCACGCCCTGCGGACCCTGCGGGCCGGCCTCGCCGCGACCGAAATAGATGCCGTCGGACCAGTCAGCGGATGCGACACTGAGTTTGAAAAACAGCTGGCCGACATCGGCCGCGAGAAACGCGAATCCCGCCGGCGCGGCATCATGCAGGCCGCGCTGCGCATAGGCACCGATGGCATCCGGCGTGAAAGACTGCCCCGGCGCGCCGGAACTGCCCTGAACGCCCTGCGGACCCTGCGCACCCTGCGGACCCTGCGTGCCCTGCGGGCCGGCCGGGCCGAGCGGACCTGGATTGCCCTGCGGACCCGGCGGGCCGCCTACGCCCTGCGCGCCCTGCGGACCGGTCAGCCCCTGCGGGCCGATCGGACCGGTGGCGCCCTGCGGGCCCTGCGGACCGACCGGGCCGGCGGGGATCGATCCCTCGCCGATCAGCACCGGCTGGCCCTGTGCATCGAAGCCCAGCACGCGGTTACTGCGCGCCCCGGCCGGCAGGGTCAGATCCTGCATGGCGGGAAACGCCGCCGCCGGCGGCAGCTTGATCGCGCGGGCGGCTTTCTCGTCGACCTGCTGAACCAGACGCGTCAGCCGTTCGAATTCGGCATTCAGCGCTTCCGCACGCAGCACGCCGCCCTCGGCGAACTGCGCGCCACGCGCCAGGCCGATGACGCGCGCAATGGTGACGCGCTGGCCGGCAGCCGGTGGATTGTCGGCGAAGGACACCGTGCCGCCGTCGCCGGTTTCGAGCAGGTCGACCGCGATGTCGCTGCGCGGATCGTCATCGACCCAGACATACAGCTCGGCTGCATCGGTGACCGGAAAGGCAAAGGAAAAACCCTGCTCCACACCGGTGGCGATCAGCTGAATCCTGGGGATCAGTGAGGGTGTCGTCATGAAGGTCTCCACATATCCGTTGATCAGAAGAGGCCGAGTTGCCGGCCGCTATTGAAAATGCTGACGCCCGAATTCAGCGCCGACGCGGCGCGGGCAAAGGGATCGGCCTTCGGCTGCTTGAGAAGGTTGAGCTGGATCCCGTCCTGCAGGTGGCGCATGGTGCGATCGACCTGCTCGTCGATATCCTGCTTTTCGCGCAGGCTGCTGGTCAGCAGGTTGTCGAACACGGCATCGCCCGATCCGTCGCTGCTGATGCCGGAACCGGCAAAGGCGGCGCGCCGGCTGGCCATCGCCCGGTTCAGCCGTTCGCGCCGGTCCTGTTCGGCCTTGGCCTGCTGGCGCTGCAGCTCGCTGATCTGTTCCTGCGCCTGCTGCGCTTGCATGGCCTGCGCCTGGGACTGGGCCTTGCGCTGCTGGCTGGCCTGCGAAATCGAACTGGCGGTGCCCAGCGCCGTGCTGGCGATCATCAGGGCAGTTTCGAATCCTGACATCAGTCGGCTCCTTTCACTTCGGTGATCACGGACAGCAGGGTGCAAGGCATCGGCACATCCTGCGCGATACGCCAGAGCGGCTGGTCGATGCCGCGGCGCCAGCCAAGCCCGCGCACCTCGATGTCGCCGCTGAAGGCCTCCGGCGCCGCATCGAGCACGTCGCCGCTGCGCGCGAATGGCAGGACCCGCAGACCGCGACCGATATCGACATGCAGCGCCTTGCTGGAAAACAGGCGAAAGACGGCGCGCACCAGACGCACCGGGCCGCCTTGGCTGGTCAGGGCGCCGTTGCCGAGCTCGGCCGGCAGCGGACGGATTTCATGGGCATAGGGCAGGCCGATCTCCACCTGCGAGGCCGGCCGGACCAGCGTGACGGTGCCGTTCGTCACCATCCGCCGCCCGCGCGGCTTGCCATCGGCAAGGATATCCACCGTCTGGCCTTCCAGGTGATTGAGCCCGGTCCAGACGGTCTCAGGCGCGGTGCTGCTGGTGGCGATATGGCCATCGGTGAAACTGTCACCGGCGAAATGTTCGATCCGCATTTCGCCGTTGCGGATCACCGCCACATAGATCCGGTCCTCGACGACGGCGATGGCGCGCATTTCGCCGTTGGTTTCGAACACGGTCCACGCCGTCACCTGCTGCGCGCGGTAGACCGTAAGCGCGGCCAGGCTGCCGTTGCCCATCACGACCAGGAACAGCCGGTCGCGCGCCGCATAATCCTGGTCGAGCGGATTGTCGAAGACGTGGCTGGATAGCAGCGCCAGATCGGCCGCGGTGTAGGATTGGTCGATATCGGTGTAGAGGAATTCGCGCAGTTCGCGGCCGTTGCGTGCCAGGAACAGCGTGGCGCCGTCGACATGGCGTGGCGGAATGGCACGGTCGGGGAATGAGCCCGCGCGGGTCTGGCGTTCGGCCCTCACCTTGCTGGGCGTCAGCGGATCGCCCGTCACCATCCATTCGGCGCCCGTAGTGAAAACCTGCAGATGCCGGCCGGCGACCACGGCACGGATCGCATCGACCTGGTCGGTCAGCAGGGCGAATTCGATGCTTTCGTCGTCCAGCGCCGTGCCCTGGTCGAAATTGTCGATATCCGAGGTTTTCGACATCCAGATCCGGTTCGGCAGATCGCGCGAACCGGCAAACACCAGCCGCTCCTGATAGAGCGTCGGTGAAACCGGCCAGCCGCGAACCGCGGAGAAGGCCGCCTCTTCCCAGTCATCGGTTGCCGCAGTGTCGGCCAGCGTCTGCAGTACAGTGGCCTGCGCGATTTTCGGCGTCGACACGAGGTCGATACGGACCGCCTTCTTCTTGACGCGCAGCTGGGTGCCGACATGGCCGGGGAGGAAGAAATCCTCCGACGCCGTAAGCGTGACATTACCCTGGGTGCCGGACGACACCAGAGTCACATCGGTCTTGGCGAATTTGAAACTCGGCTCGAACAGCGCGCTGGACGATGTTTCGGCGGCAAAGGTGAAATTCTCGATCTTCCAGTCGGTATGGCTCAGTCGGGTGATGCGCTGCGGTCGCAGCTCCGGATGGCAGAGGAAGAGCGTGTCGGCGCTCTGCGTCCAGCAGAGATTGGGGATCTGCACGGCTGTCCAAGGTGCGTCGCCGAAGAAGACCCGTTCGTTATCGCGGAACACATGCAGCGTGTTGGGTGTGAAAACCAGCAGATAAGTCTGCTCGGTATTGAAGGCGAAACTGGCCAGCCGGATCGCCGACACGCCGGGCAGCGACCAGACGTGGCGCAGGCCCGGCCGGCGGGTGACGCCGCCGGTGGGCCGCAGGATCACGTTGCGCAGACGCGCCGCGCCATTGGCATAGCCCTGCAGATCGGTGCGCCCCCACAGATCGGGGGCGATTTCGCCGGCCGTGAAATTGTTTTTCGCGATGGTGACCTTGGGCATCAGCCGCGCACCTCCACCAGCGTGAAGTCATCGATCCGACCCGGTTCGGCCTGCTGGCTGTCGATGGCCTTTGCCTTGCGGAATTCGGCATCGGCAAGCTGATGCAGCAGCTGCGCGCGTGACGTGCTTTCGGTCAGCGGCAGACAAAATTCGGCTGCCAGGCGCGCGATCAGCGCGACATCGAAGAACGGCGGAAAGCCGGTTTCATCGGGACGGAAGACATAGGTGAGCGTCAGCGTCTCGGCATCCGTTTCCAGGCGGCGGCCGCTGATGCGGTAGTTCAGACCGCGACCGCGTTCGGTGGTGCCGGCCGAGAGGGCGCGCAGGAAATCCGCCGGCAGCTGGAAAGCCGAGCTGTAATCGGCAGCTGGCGCCTGCGGCAGGCGCGGCAGCGCGGTCTGCACGGTGGCGAAACGCCATGGATGCGAGGACAGCAGGGCGTCGCGCAGGCTGGGATAGAGATGCCGCGCGATCTCGGCCTCGACGGTGGCATCGCCGAATCCGGTCAGCGGCTGGGCACCCAGCGTCACCAGCGCGCGATTGCATAATTCGATGGCGTTCGATGCCATGCAGAGCTCTTTTCACGAGCCCCGCCGTTCTCACGGCGGCCCCGACCGGGGCGCCCGGCGACGACGCGAGGAAATCGTCATCGGCAGGGCGCCCCGCGGAGCGCGCTGACCAGAGCCGTGAAGCCCGGCCGCGCGGCTCCGGCCGCCGCCGGCATCCGTTCCCGGGATGCGCTGGCGGCGGTGGATCAGGCACAAAGGCTGAAGCGATCAGCCCGGTGGACGTCGGCGTCAGTCGGTGTCGGCGCTGCCCAGCGGCGACAGGTCGGCGAGATCGACCTGGCCGTTCTGGTTCGAGGCGACCACGAAGATGCCATGCTGCGGCGAACCCCCGCCCTGGCCGGTATTGGCAAGGATGAAATCGCCGCTACGCAGCATCTCGGCTGCCGCATTGAAGTAGCCGTCGCCGTCCACCGTGTTGGCGGCATCGGGCGTGCTGTAGTGCCAGAGCGTGAAGCCGTTGGCGTAACCCAGCACGGACAGGGTTTTGGAACTGTAGGCCATGAGCGCCTCCTTACACTTCGCGGCAGCGCAGGGTGACGACGCCGGCCGGATCGATCAGCGTGGCGCCCTGGCTCATCATGTTGTTGATGAAATGCGCGGCGCGGTCGCCGTGCCAGGTGATGTCGGACTTGACCTCCTGGCCGGAGGCATGGCCGATCGCGGTCTTGTGATACCAGTGGCAGAAGCGCACGCTGTTCTGCAGCGTCAGGCCGCTATGCGCCATCCACAGTGTGCCGAGCCACTGCTTGGCCTGGGCACCTTTCCACGGCAGGTCGTCGTCGCCGACATAATCGGCATCGGCGAATTCCGGGATCTCGAGCAGCTGCGACCACTGGCGCCAGCCGATTACGGCATACCGCTGGCCGTCATCGGGCACGTCGGCATCGCCCAGCGCCTCGAAGGCAGTCAGGATCTTGGCCTTGGTGAGGCCATCGGTATCGCCGCCGGCGAAATGCGTGGACTGGTCGAGCGATCGGATGATCAGTTCGTCGGTCTTGCGGCCGAGCGCATAGGCGCCGGCATTGACGATCACGTCGCGCTCGTTGTGGCCGACCTTCAGTTCGTCCAGCGCATCGAGCCATTCGCCGGCATAGAAGTCCTGCAGCAGGCATTCGACCGAACCATGGTCGACATTCATCACCGGCACCTTGCCGTGGCGGGCTTTGGTGCTGGCGGTGCCCTTGCCCACCTTCTGGAAGGTGGTGGACGAGCCCTTCACGGATGTCTTCGACCGCACAGTCGGACGCAGCTTTGCACCCAGCCGCTGATACGCCTGGTGGACGTCGTGTTCAAACTGTCGGACGAAGGATTGTTCAATCGTCGGCGTCATCTGACGCTCCTTTTCGTCATCGGTTCAGATAAGCCGGTGGCCCAGTGGGATGAACCGGCCGGTTCATGCGGCCCGCAACGTTGTCCTGCCCGGATGGGGCAGGGCGTCGCCGCCGCCGCACCGCCGGCCGCGCCGGACATCCGGCTGCGGTTCTCGGCAATGCGAGACAAAGGAAAAAGCGGCCGGCATTCGCGGTGCAGCCCGATGCTGACCCGGGCTGCTGTCGACGGCGCCAGCCGCACGCGATCAGCCCGGATACAGCCTCTTGAAGCCGTCGGTGACCTTGGCGAGGAATTCGGGGTCGCGTTTCTTCCAGTAGCGCGGGTCGCGCATCATGCCGACAAGCTGGTCCTCGCTGAGCGCCGCATCGCCGCCGGCCGTGCCGCGCGTCAGCGTCGGATCGCCGTTCTGCATCATCGATTCCAGCGCCACGATGCCCTCGTAGGACGAGGCCAGCGCATTGAAGACGGATTCCGGCAGGTTGCGGCTGCCCCAGGCTTCGAGCGCGCGCGCGGTCTCGGCAAAGCGCGCTTCGCCGCCATAGCGCTGCAGCAGCCGCTCGCGTTCGCCGCGCAGGCGGTATTCGCCGGCCATGCGATGCAGCTGCGGCACCACATGGTCGCAGGCCAGGTCGTAGACGAGCTGCGCCTGGGCCGGCGTGAAGCCGGCTTCATGCAGGCGGCGGTTCACCTCCGGGTCGGTGGCGAGCGCCGGATTGGCCAGCGCGATCTCGTAGCCGTCCGGCGAGTCCGGCACGCCCATCGCGCGATGGAAGCGCAGCCGTGTATCGTCGTCGCTGTCATCGCCAGGCACGGAGACCATGCCGGCGAGCTTCTGCTCCAGCGCACGATAGGATTTCACCAGCTGGTCGACGCGGATCGCGCCGGTCTGCGGATCGCGGAATTTCTCCGGCACGGCATCCGCGCCCCGGTCGTCCTGCATCTCTGCTTCAAGCAGATTGGCTGTCATGGCATGTCCCTTTCGCAAGAATCTCTTTACTGATCCCGAAATGTTCCAGATACGCGTCACGCACCGAGCTGGCCGCGCGCGACCAGCTGCAGGATGTAGGCGGCGAGATGCCGCTGGCCTTCCAGATGCCGCAGTTCGGCCTCGCTGCAGTCGGGTGCCGGCCGGCGCTCGATGGTGATGCGGCGCAGATGCGCCAGCACACGTTCGCCGTCATGGCCGCGGAAACAACGGGCGAAGGCCGAGGTCAGATCGCCCGCCATCGACTCGCTCTGCATGTGGATCGCCTCGCTCATGCCGCCGCTCCTTGCTGTTGTTGCTGTTCCTGCTGCGCGCCCTGCAGCATCTGCATGAGCTGCGGCGCCAACTGCGCCAGTTGCGCGGCGCCCGCGCCATTCGGCGCCGTCTCACCGGCCTCGATGAGGAATTCACCAGGCACGCCGAGCGTGCGGCCGAGCCAGCGCGCGACGGCGATGCTGTCGACCACCTGCAACGCCGCCGGGCCGAGCGCCTGCAGCTGCTGCAGCCAGTTCAGCACGCCCTGCACATCGCCCTGGGCCTGCAGCCGCGCCAGCGGCGACTGCTGCACCAGCGCAACCTCGCGGCCGTCCAGCGCGAAGCGCGGAATCTCGCCGCGCCGCTGCAGGATCGAAACCGCGCGCAGCAGCAGCGGATTGAGCAGTTCGGACTGCAGCCGCCCGAAAGTGGCACCCAGCTGGCGTGCCATTTCGGCGGAACGCTCCATCACCTCGGTCGCTGTCATGCGCGGCGCATCGATCTGCCCCAGGCGATCCGCCAGCAGGGCATGGCGGATGCGGGTGCGCAGGTCATCGAGCACGATCTGCGAGATATCGAAGCGCCCGGGTGCCGCCAGCGGCGTCAGGCCGGACGAACCCACCGCCTTGGGAATGATGGCGCCGGGCACCAGTTTGACATTGGCGGGATTGAGCACGCCGTCATCGTCGGCCTGCCAGATGCCGGTAACGGCGATCGAGGC